CGCTCGGCGTGAGAAGCTGGGACGAACCAGGTGGCCTCACCGCCACGGTACAGGGCAGGACCAGTAGCGGTGACCCTTATGCCATAGGATAAGATACGACCTGACACACCATCGGGTCCGAAATTGGCGGATCCGTAGGGCATCGAGGCGATGTTGTATCGCTCATACTGTGTAGTGACAGCGATGGATCCATCGTAAGTGTCACCTGAAGCTCCGTCATAATGAGCCACCATAACACACGTCCTATCATTCATAGCTGAGGGGCAAATGAAGATCATTGTGTTGGTGAAAGTGCTTGATGGCGCAACCTGGAATGACATGCGGGAAGTAGCTTTGTGCGTGGTTCTGGAATTGATGAGGTTACCAGCACCAATAGCAACCTCGCTAAAAGGAGCCGCAGCTGCCAAAAACAACTGCTGTGCTTTCTTGTTCATCTTAGCGAGGGGAGCGAGAACACCTCCAGATGAGGAGTTGGAGGTGGAACGCTTGGACTTGTGGTTTCTCTTTTTAGCCTTCTTCTTGAGCATCACCGAGGCCAGTTTGGACTCGATGGAAGCCAGTTGCTTGAGAAGACCCGTGTTATTGCCGCGGGAGGCATTGGATGTTTTCCTGTTACGAACCTGTTATACGAGTGGCGTATAGCCGTGTCAATGGTGGGTTAAACACATTGACCAAGGGCCAGGTCTACGTCCATTGCGACCTTATCTTATTACACGTTGCCGACTACCAAAAGTCACCGTGGTCCACAATTTCTCAACTAAGATAGCATGCGGGTACTGCCGTAGCGCTAGAACCTACTGCTTATCCTTATTCATCGGACGAAAATCTGGTAGCTTAGGCAGTAGGGGGGTGAGGGCAGTTTACTCAAGATGCTTCAAAGGCTTACCTCTCATGGTTGGGTTTAACGACCTCTCCAGGTCGGGCTGTATTTCTCCTGTACACAACAGCTCACCCCATTATGGTTACGGTACATCCATCAATGGTTAGCGAGCGCAGGTGTACGCGCTCG